TGGACAAGATCGCCACGGCCTTCGATGAGTACAAGAAGACAAACGACGCCCGCATTGAGGCCGTGAAGTCCGGCGCCTCGACCGAAGCATTCGACGCCAAACTCGCCAAGATCGATGCCCATATCGACAGCCTGGGCGAGATGAAGACCAAGCTGGAGAAGATGGAAACCAAGCTGTCGCGCCCTGGTGCTGGTGATGCCAGCCGCCAAGAAGGCGAGAGCAAGGAAGCGGCTGAATACCGTCACGCCTTCCTCGATTGGATGCGCGCGCCCAACGACCACGAGCGCCAGCAAAAGGCCGCAGCCGCAGCAAAGCAACTGGAAGCCAAGAACCGCGATGGCCGCGAAACCCGCTCCACGCAGACCGTCACCTCTACCGGCTCCGCTGGCGGCTTCGCCCTGCCAGAGATCATCGAGCGCCAGATTGCACGCCTGTCGGTGGACATTTCCCCCATCCGCCAAATCGCCACCGTTCGCACCGTGGGCAGTCCTGACTACAAGGAACTGTTCGACATCAACGGCGCTGGTTTTGAGTGGGTGGGCGAAACTGACACCCGCAACCAGACCAACACGCCAGACCTGGCAGAAGTGGCGCCCACCTTCGGCATGGCATCCGCCAAGCCCCAGGCGTCGGAAGAATCGCTCGACGATCTGTTCTTCGATGTGGAAAGCTGGCTGGTCAGTTCGGCGGCAGAAGCCATTGCAGCCGGGGAAGGCATTGCATTCGTGAGCGGGAACGGCACCAAGAAGCCAACCGGCTTCCTGGCTGGCCCCACGCCCGTCACAACCGCAGATTCCAGCCGCGCATTCGGCACGCTGCAGTACATCGCGTCCGGCCAGGCCGCCGCGCTGCCCACCAGCGCCGATGTGTTCTATGACCTGGTGTACTCGCTGCGCGCTCGCTACCGCAACAACGCTCAGTGGGTTACCTCCAAGCTGGTCCTGGCCGCGCTGCGCAAGTACAAGGACACGTCCAACCAGTACCTGTGGCAGCCCGCCCTGACTGCCGGTCAGCCTGCAACCTTCATGGGCTACGGCATCACCGAAGCGGAAGACATGCCCGCTGTCGGTGCTGGGGCGTTCTCCCTGGCCTTCGGTGACTTCAGGGAAGGCTACCTGATCGCCGACCGCGTGGGCATGCGCATTACCCGTGACGAAATCACCACCCCAGGCTTCGTCAAGTTCTACGTGCGCAAGCGCGTGGGCGGCAAGCTGCGCAACACACAGGCAATTAAGCTGCTTAAAATTTCTGCAACTTAACGCCAATATCTGGCAAAATGGGGCACCAACGACGAGGTGCCCCATATGCTCAAAGCCGAAAAGAAATGCAGGATTGAAGGTTGTACGTACAAGTACAAATCGGGCGGTTGGTGCCATGCGCACTACGAGCGATTTAGAAGGTACGGCGACCCGCTGGCCGGTGGCTCTCCGCATGAGCCAAACAGCGAGAAGTGCAAAGCAGAGGGTTGCGACAAGCCATCCCTTGCAAAGTGCCTGTGTTCAGGGCACTACTCTCTGTTTAGAAAGTATGGCGACCACACCATTGCGAAATACAAGTGGCACGCTAGGGGGAAGAACCAGTGGCACGAATGTTCCACTGGCTACATGTGGCGGTACGCTCCCGGTGACCCCAATGCAACCGCCAACAACTATGTCTACCAGCACCGCAGCGTCATGTCGGAGAAGCTGGGTAGACCGCTGCGCAAGAACGAGAACGTGCATCACCTGAATGGTGATCGGAAAGACAACCGGCCCGAGAACCTTGAACTTTGGGTCAAGACGCAACCACCTGGGCAGCGAGTGTCTGACTTACTCATGTGGGCAAGGCAGATACTAGAAGACTACAAAGACCTCGCGTAAAACCAAGGCCCATGCAGGGCCTTTTCTTTTGGCACTCCCATGAAACTCACCATCACCAAAGACTTCACCTACTGGCACGGCGGCTGCCGACGCGCGGACTACGTGACCGGGCAGGAGGTCGATGCAGACGATCAAGAAATGATCGCCGTTGCTCTGGCCGAAGGCTGGGCCACGGATGGAGCGCCAAAAGAAAAGGCATCCAAGCCTGCAAGCACCAAGGCCCACAAGGCCGCGCCGGAGAACAAATGAGCTTTGTGACGTTGGCCGAGGCCAAGACCCACCTGCGTGTTGACGGCACCGATGAAGACGCCCTGATTGGCCTCTACATCAACGCTGCAGAGCAGTCTGCGATGTCGCTGCTGGATCGTGGCGTGTACGTTGACGGCACCGCGCTGGGCGCGGCGAAAGCAGCAGCACCGGGTGGACTGGAGTCTGCATCAGCGGCCTACGACGCAGCGATTGAAGCGGCCCAGGCCATGACAGACGATGCATTGCAGGCAGCAGCGACACAGGCGGCAGAAAACGCATGGTTGAAAGCATGCGTGACGCACCGGCAAACCATGGACGGCATGGTGGTGAATGAGGCCATCCGGGCGGCGGTGCTGCTGATTGTGGGCAGCCTGTACGCACAGCGCGAAGACGTGGTGGTAGGCGTGTCCGTGGCCCAGCTCCCGAATGGTGCCGAATGGCTTTTGGCGCCGTACAGGGTGTACGCATGATCCAAGCCGGACGCCTCAACCGCCGCGTCACGCTGCAGGCCCCAGGCACCACCACCGACGAAATCGGCCAGCCAATCCCAGGCTGGACGGACGTGGCGACGGTGTGGGGTGACATTCGCATGAAATCGGGCCTGGAATCGATCAAAGCAGGCGCCCCGGTGTCGGTGGTGCAGGCATCCATCCGCATCCGCTACCGGGCTGGAATCAATGCCGGGATGCGCGTGGTGCACAACTTGACGGCTTATGAAATCCTGGCCGTGCAGCCCGATGTGGGCGGGCGGGAATATGTGGATTTGGTTTGCCAGGTGGTGAGCTGACATGGGCATGACCGTTCGCATGGACATTGGCCGCTTCAAGGAGCAGCTACGCGCCGAGGTGGACAAGCTCCACGCGGCTACGCGCCCAGCAGCGCAGGCAGGCGTGCAGATCATCTACGACCGCGCCCGCATCAATGCCCCGGTGTCGGATGCATCGCACTTCTTCCACATCAGGGGCAAGAAGTACGGGCCGTATGCGCCGGGCAACCTGCGCGACTCGATCTATCAGGTTTTCAGCAAGACAAACAGCTATAAAGATGTGAGCACATATCACATCAGCTGGAATGCGGACAAGGCCCCATACGGCGCGATGGTCGAATTCGGCACCAGCAAGGCACCGGCGCGCTCATTCATCGGCAAGGCCGTGACGGAGACAAGGACGCAGGTTCGTCAGGCGATCAAAGAGCGGTATTTGCAAGAGGTCGGGCATGGAAGTTGATCTTGTTGCCCTGCTCAAAACGCAGTGCGCGCAGACGTTCCCGGACATTGCACCGCAGGACGTTGCGCCGCCCTACATCACGTGGCAGAGCCTTGGCGGTGAATCGCGCTACACGCTGGACAACACGCCCATCGACAAGCGCAACACGCTGATGCAGATCAACGTTTGGTCTGCCACACGAAAAGAAGCAACCACGCTGGCGCGCGCCATCGAGGCGGCCGTTACCGCATCACCCGCATTCGTCGCCACGCCAGAGGGCGAGCCGGCATCCGTCCACGAAGAAGACACCGGACTGTACGGCGCGATTCAGCGCTATTCAATTTGGAGTGCCCGCTAGTTCGGGCGCAAAGAGCAACTGAACCGCCCCCGGGCGGTTTTTTTGTGCCCGCAAAGGGCTCCCACCACCACCCGCAGAGATACGTCGAAGCGGGTTTTTTTGTGCCCTTGCGGGCCTTGAAAGGAAACCCACCATGGCATACAGCTTGCCCGAAGGTTCTAGCCAGCAGTTTTCCAACACGCTGGCCGCAGCCAAGACCATCACCGCAATCACCAACGCCAATCCGGCCGTTGCCACCTGCACCGCGCACGGCTACACGACTGGCGATGAGATCATGCTATCCAGTGGCTGGGAAGATGCGACCGATTCGGTTTACAAGATCGAATCTGTCGATGCCAACAGCTTCAAGATTCTTGGCCTCGATACGACCAACACGTCGTTTTTCCCCACCGGCTCTGGCGGCGGCACGGCGCAAAAATTGTCCGCATGGACGGCAATCCCGCAAGTGCTGACGATCAGCGCCAGCGGCGGCGACGCGCGTTTTACCGACGTCAACCCGCTGGCAAAGCGCAACGGCATCCGCATCCCGACCGGCTTCAACGCCACCAGCGTCACGCTGTCGCTTGGCTTCGATGCGACCACGCCGGCTTACAAAACCATGGTCGGCATTTCTCGTTCACTGTCCAAAGTGGCGTTCAAGCAAGTGCTGTCCGGCGGCTCCGTGCAGTACGGCTGGGGCTATCTGACCGTCAGCGAGTTCCCCAAGCTGAACAACAACCAGGTCAACACCGTTGACGCGGCCCTGACGTTCCTGGGCCGCACCATGTCCTACGACGCCTAAAGCGTCATCCCGCGCACCGGCCCGGCGCTGTTCGCTTCCTTCGCGGGGAGCGGCGGCGTCGGGCACGGGCTTTTTTCTACCCCGCGAAAGGAAACTAGAAATGGCAAAGATCGTGTTGGGCAAGCGCCCGAAAAACTTCAAGCGAGCCGTCAGTTTTGATCTGCCGGAAGGCGGCAAGGGCGCTGTCGAGGCAACGTTTGTCTACCGCACTCGTACCGAGTTCGGGGCGTTCGTTGACGAGCTGCTCGAAGGTGCCGGCGTGGCCGCAAAGGGCCAGGGCGACGAAGACGTGAAGCTGTCGCTGAAAGAGGCGCTCGAAAAGACGGTGGACACCAATGCCGAGTACCTGATGAAGGTCATGGAAGATTGGAATCTGGACGTCGAATTCAGCAAGGACGCCGTGCAGCAGATGTGCAACGAGTACCCAGGTGCCGCGCTTGCGCTGATCGACGCCTACCGACTGGCGATCACCGAAGGCCGCTCGGGAAACTGATTGGCGCTGGCGCAGCGTTTTATCAGCGCGGCGCCAGCGACAAGGACAAAGCCAATGCATTCATCGCCGCCATCGTCCGCGCGGGCGGCGATGCGATGTTTGAAATCTGGCCCGAAAACGCACGCGCGTTTGGGCTGTTCACGCAACTCACCACGCAGTGGAACGTCGGATTCGGCGGGTATGTCGGCTTGCGCTATGAGGCCGCCTACCCGCTGCTCGACCGCGAGGCAGACAGCCCGCAAGACTGGCGCGAGCTGTTCGATGCGTTGCGCGAAATTGAGTACGGCGCATTGACCGAGTTGAACAAGAAGGATTGAGCCTGTGTCCGATTTGAAGATTCAAGGCGAAGTTGTCGTAGATGCGAGTCAAGCCGAAAGCGCGCTTGATCGCGTCGGCAGAAAAGCCGAATCGATGGCCGCAGAGGTGGGACAATCGGCGGGGCAGGCCGGGCGCGCGGTTGATGGTATTGGCGACAAGGCGGACGCGGGCGCGCAGAAATTCACGCGCGCAGAGGCGCGGATGCGCGACGCTATACGCAAATCAACACTTGAGCTGCAGCAGTTTGGGAAAACAGCAAGCGAAAAGCTGGAATTCAAGCTTGCCGACAATGGGCTTGACGCCAGCAAATTCCAGCCCTATTTGGCCGAGTTGCGCAAGGTAGAAGCGGCGCACCAGGCGGCGTCTGGAACGATGGACAACATGGGCATGTCAGCTAAACAGCTGGAGTTCGCGTTGCGAGGCGTCCCTGCCCAGTTCACCGACATTGCTGTGAGCTTGGCGTCTGGCCAGCAACCAATGACGGTGTTGCTGCAACAGGGCGGTCAGTTGAAAGACATGTTTGGCGGCGTTGGTGCTGCCGCGCGAGCTTTGGGCGGCTACGTGCTGGGTCTTATCAACCCGTTCACCCTCGCGGCTGCTGCGGTGGGTGCGATTGCACTTGCCTACAACCAGGGCAGCAAAGAGCAGGATGCATTTGTCAAATCCATCGTCACGACCGGCAACAACAGCGGCGTTACCGCTGGCCAGCTCGGTCAATACGCGCGCGCTATCTCGGGAGTTGTCGGCACGCAATCAAAGGCCGCTGAAACGCTGGCCGCGTTCGTTGCCGAGGGCGTGCGCGGCGGCGCGATGCTTGAAAAATATGCTCAAACGGCGATCGAGTGGGAGAAGGCCACCGGCCAATCTGTCGCCAAGACGGCCGAGCAATTCGCCAGCCTGCAGAAAGACCCGCTGTCCTCCGTGCTCAAACTCAACGAAGGCACCAACTTTCTGACCGACAGCGTTTACAAGCAGATCAAAGCGCTCGATGAACAGGGCCGGTCTGCCGATGCGTCCAAGGTGGCCATGGACGCGCTCAACACGGCCATGGAGTCGCGCAGCAAGACGATTGAGCAAAACCTCGGCTACATCGAAAGTGCATGGCGCGGCATCACATCAGCCGCAAAAAAAGCATGGGACGAAATGCTCAGAGTCGGTCGCGCCGTAACCGGCGAAAGCCAGCTCGCCAGCCTGCGCGAGACGCTCGATCAGCGCATGCAACGCGGCCCCATCAACGACATGCCCAGCACGCGGGCAGCGTGGGAAAAGGGCAATGAAGGGTTGCGCAAGCAAATTGACTTGCTGGCAGAGCAAGAGCGCATGCTTCGCCGTGGTGCCGAGGCTGAATCGGAGCGCAACAAACAGCTGGCCGCGCGAATCGAGTTCGACAAGGCCGGCGAGCA